AATCTAGGTCCACCATATTCATTAATACTTATCATGGATTGAGGAATACCATAACATGATAATAATGCTTGTATACTACGTTTTGTTCCTTTAGACTTTAATAATAATGGTAGATTATTAACTATACGTCTCCATATAGCATATGTTATATTTTTACCAGATACAGCTGGATCTCCTATTGTATTTGATCCTGTAATAGGAATTCCGGATTCATCTGTACCTAATGCATATTGCCATAATTCTTGATTTTGTCTACCATCTGTTAATTTCCATCCGAATTGTTTTGCCACAGAATATAACAATTCATTAGGCATTCCAAATTTTGGATTTTCTTCTCTTTTATGAATTTTCATCATATGATTGATATATGTATAAATTATATCATAATGATGGCCAAGCATATTTACAAATGTTTCAACAGGAGCATTATCCTGATTTAATCTAATATATTCTGGAACTGCGTAAACTAATGCATTTGTATTAAAGTTATCATATAGTACAGCTGAATCATATAAATCATTATACCAATTCGTAAACATACTACTAGATACTGCAACTAAATTATATGGATATGTAGAATTTGATTTTGGTACCGAAGATATATAACTACCAGTTTTCTCCGGAACATTAGAAAATTCCGGTGTAACTTCATGAGTAGTTAAAGTTGAAGATGATTCATAATATAAAAATTGTTCAAAACCATCAAACCCTCCTATTAAAGTTTTTTTCAATGTTGAAAAATCATCTGCATTAGTTGTAGCTACAGATCCAGATAATTGTGAAATTTCTGAACTTTGTGATGTATAATACTGTAATAAATTTAATTTATATTTAAAATTCTCTACTCTTTCTGTTGCAGAACTATAAAATATAAAATTATTAAAATCTCTGTAATTTATATTTAAACCTGTTCCAGATAAACTACTTGAAAAATATGTATCAACTAATTGCTGTGAAGTTTGTACAGATGATCCTAATAATTCTGTCCAACTTTTTAAACCAGTTCCTGTAGATGTATCATATGAATAATTAGCTTGCCAATTTGGCCCTGATAATGAATTAAATTGTTTTTCTGCAATTTTTGGTTGTATTGCAATACTATCTATATACGCTGGTTTTTGTTCTTCAGTTACCCAACACTTGAAATCTTTTAAAATATCATCTGGTAATGGTTCGTATAATTTAACATAAAGATATTCTCCAATTACAACACTATTAACAAATAATATGCATTTATTTCTACTAAAATTTAATAAATGTGTTTTATAAAATTTTCTATTAGTATGCCTAGGCCTATTAGCAAAAGCCGTGATTTGTTCTAAAAATTCAGCGTCTTGGCCATTTATTGCCCGTAACTTAATTTCTGTACGATCAGAAGATATTTCTTCAATTCTTAAATGTTGTCGTTCATAATTACCAATTAAATTTTTAAAAAAGTTAACTACAAAACGATAATTACCAGCATCTATTTTTAAATCATCTAACTGTTTTGAAATATTTACAGCAATTTGGCCACCAGGAAAATCAATTGATTTATTTGTATCTTTATTTCGATAATCAAATTTTTCAGTTAAAATATCGACTTTATGATTACCAGTAATCCATGTTTCATTAGAATATAAATGTAATTCAATTCTAGAATTATTAGTTCTAGATAATATCTTATCATTATAATAAAATGATTTATCTAAATCCAAAGAGAAAAATCCTGCTTGTCTAGGATCTATTCTAACACCCGAAATAGATGTATTTGAATTTAAAATTTCATCGATATTTTTATATTGTGATAACATATTATCTAATTGTATTTTGTGGAGAAACCGGTTGAGCCGGAGCTGTTTGTTGTGAAATTGGCGATGTTATTTCTCTATTCCATTCATCTACATTTTTAGATGCATCAGTTATAGACCAATATGTTTGATCTGCGTTAATTGTACTATATTTATCATTTGTATTACTTCCAGCTAATGCTGTTATACTAAATGTATCTCCTACTTCAAATTCAGAATTTGCAATAACTACATCTTTTGTTGCATTTTGAACTTGGTATTGTGAAATTTTTCCTCCACCTGCATATGGATCTTCAAAATTAAAATATTGTATATAATCTCGTTGTAAATATTTATCAGGCCCACTTCTAGCTATGTAAAAATATGTTGTATTAAAATCAGTAGCAAAACTATCATATCTAAAATTAATTTTAATTCGGAATCTTAAATCTACACCTGACTCTTTAATCTCTTTAGTTATATAATATCTATTTGCACGTTTTTGCAGTTGTCCTTCTTCTATTTCATCTATTAATATTCCAGATGCAATACCTTGTCCAGATGGATCAGAAAGAATTTTTCTATTTTCAGAAGGCTTGTATCTAGCATAAATAGGGTCTTGTCCTTGTTGTTCTTGTGAAAAATCTAAATCAATATCTAAATCAATATCTTCGTCATCTTCAACACGAACTCTTGCTGGAAATTTAAAATAATTAAATTGAGTGTCTATAATTTTAGATACAGAATCTGTAGTTATATTTGAAGTAGTTGGTTCTATTATTAATATAGATGAATTAATATCTAGATTTTCAACTATAATATTTCCAGCTGGATCGCGAGGCATTACATTAATATCATTTGATTTAAAATTTAATCCCTTTAGTCTATATTTATCCTGTTGTTCAGATGCAACAGGATCTTTAATTTTTACAATTTCTTGTCCTGCTTGGGCAACAGCGCCTTGTATGAGTTGTTGAATTAATTTTGCCATTATCTAACTACTTTAAAATAAATCTGGTCATCAATATATCTTTCTGTGATTCCATCTTTAATTTTAAATTCTAATCGATAATAACGTTCTGGCATAAAACTATTCATATCAACATGTATAAAATTGCTAGTAGAATCACAACTTACTTTATTATAAATATCATCAAAAGGAATTATGTATTCATCTGTAGCTGCATCTCTTATAGCATAATATGTTGTTTGCGGTAATCGTTTAATAGTTTGTATAGGAAATAAATTAGTAGGTGATTTGCTAGGAAATTTATCGCGAGCATAAATTCGTATTTTTGTTACTTCAGTATCTTTATATTCTGGCTTTATTTTACTATATATAGAATATGAATCTAAATCAATTTCTGTTAAATCGGCTGTATACTCTGAATTATCAAATAACATAACTAATCTAGGAACATATATTGTATGAGTATCTCGACTAAAAAATCTCAAAAACCCAGTATCAACAGACGCTTCATCTGATTCAGAAAATTTCATTAAAAATCCGTGATTATCTATACTTTGTCCGCCACTTCCTGTAATCCATATTTTAACAGCATCAGTAACATCCATATATACATCTGCAGTCCTATATGAAAATGATTCATTTTCTTCCAAACCAGGCTGAAAGAAAAATGATTGATTAAAATTAGATATATTAAATGTTCCACTTCCACTTTGCCATAACCAACTTCCTCCTAAGCCAGATCCAGATACATATAATGATGAATTATTTATTTGAATATTTTGACTACTAGATATCCATAATGATCCTGATTGTAAATCATATGACCATGATTGATGTGGTTTAGCCCATCTAACTCCATTCGAAACTTTAGGATCAGATGATAAAAATCCAGTACCATTATTCCAATTTTGTGCTAAAATTTTTCCTTCTATTATATAATCTGACGGTAAATTTTTAGCATGACTTGTAAATAATTGCAATACAAATTTGCAAGAATTTAAATCAGTTGAATATTTTGTAAGCGTACTTTCTATGTCTGCCATGTTAAATTTAACTACAGATCTAGATTTTTTAATAGTTTCTCCGTCGTTGTCAAAACGCTTTCCAATTTCTAGTATTTCATCTAATCTAGTATTAACATCATCTTTATATTCATATAAAGTAGCATCACTTTCTGCATAAAATATTCTAAACATTGCTATTCCTATTTTTATCCTAGTGTTACTTTATACCAAGCACTAGCACTTCCGAAATATAAATCACCACTTGAAGAAACTGCAAGAGCTCCATTTACCACAGTTGGCAAAGAAGAACCCGTACCAAAAGTTAATGTAGATGAAACAAATGATGACGTAACTGCTTTTATAGCAAAGGATGCACTAGTAGCATTGCTAACAGTTCCATCAATATTTCCTGCAGCAACATAAGAAGCTGAAGTAGATGTAGTTGAAGAAACTGCAGATGTCGCTAATGATGCCGTACCAGTTAAATTACCAGTTACATTTCCAGTAATACTGCCAGTAATAAAAGAAGCAGATATAGCTGAACTTACATTTAATGATCCACTTACACTTAATCCGTGATTATCAGCTGACCCTGATATAACAACAGTATCAGAAGTTGCTCCAGTTAATACATTATATACATCTGAGACAAAACTTGCTGAGATTAATCCGCCTGAAGTAATTTGAGCATTATTAGTACTTAATACTCCCATAATTTTCCTTTTTTTCTATAAATATGTAGTTAGTAATTTACTACACGGCCTCTTATGTCTTGTTTTGGATATTTAATTTCAAATATACTCGGATCTAATGATGGATATATTATTCCATTTTTAGTTGCAGCTACTAAATCATATGTATTTCCTGAATATCCTGCATCCGGATCATATAAATTAAATAATCGACTTCCAACTACATTTTGTACGCCTTTAACATTACCTAATATATTAATTATTTCTGATTTAACAATCGGTTGATTAATTTGCCAACGATCTATATTAAAAAATTTCTGCATAGAATCAATACATTTTAATAATACTTCATTACTATTATAATTAGTTAATACTGAAATTTCAAAATCTAAACCAATGTTTATAATAAATGCATCTTTAATATTTACTGCATCTGTTAACATTCGGTAATAACCTAAATATGTTTTTAAATTTTCTTTTATGGCATCATTTAATAATGACAATTCTTTTGAAGAGTTATAACCTAAAACATACATATTCATAGCTAATGGATTTGGAATTCTAGATTCGATTAAATCTTGTTGTGTAATTTGATCATCAGGTACAACATATGCTTTTGCAATACTACCAAATCTCGATGGCATAGAGTATGCTCGTATAATATAATCTTCTCTGGTAACTAGTCTATTTTGTGTAGCAAAATTACCTATAGCATTATTTTTAATATCATCTAACGTATCCCTACTTTTTGCTCCAGCAGCTGGACTAGGATTAACTACAGATATAGATGATTTTGCAAAATTAATTACACCAGCATTTGTAGTAGCATTAACATCTTCAACAAATTCTATATTATCTAAATCAGTTATAACTCCAGCTACAACATTATCAGCTACGCCATTGCCAACAGTATATGTTACAGTTAATATTGTATCTGATGGAGCTTGTCCATAAGTTCTTGTATATAAAAAATTAGATGGATCTATATCTACATCTACTCCTTTTCTAAATCCTGCTAATCCATTACCTACATTATCAGGATTCGGAACAACTTCTTCATCATTATTTGAAGAAACTCCTGAACCGAATTGTACTTCTAATCTACCATCACTTCGTAATTTTTTTGTAAATCTTTTTGAAGTTCGTTTTAATTTTAATAAACTTGGAGTAGATGATTTATAAATTGATAAATCTGGATCATTTTCTGTTAAATTTGGAACTTCCTCAAACATTGTATCTTGTGCTAAATATGGAACTTCTGTCCATCCATCTCCATCTGTTTCTGTTACAGAAATAATTTCTATTACATTTGGATCTGGTAATAATATTTTATCATATGCTATAGGATCAGTAAATGTAAATTTAGCAGTTTTAACATCTCCAGAAACAGCTTTAACACGTTTTTTTAATAAATAATATGTCGGAAGTTTAGTAGAATCATCAGATTCATAAACAGTAACTTCTGTAGGATTAAATGATGAAGAAAATCCAAATTCTACAGAATCTAAAGTTCTAAAAACTGCCGGTCCATTGTTTTGTTTTACACGCATACCAGATTTAATAGATAATGCATAATCATAATCAGGAACTACATTATCTCCTGTACCTGCTGCAGGGACTAATTGATATACATCTAAATCAACGTGAGCTGGTATAGAATTTTTAGGAGTATATCCTAATGTAGTTGCTAAATCAAAAATATTAGATTCCTCTGTTGCTTGTTCTAGTAAAGATTCTTTTAAATTTACATCTGTATAATAACTTAAAACATCTCCAACATAAGCGGCTAATTCAATAAAAATCATTCCTGGTGATGATTCGTTAAAATCAGTATATGAATTCGGAAAATATTGTTTTGTAAAATTAATCAAGTTACGCCGTAACTGACCAAAATCTTTTCCAACATATGATATATCTTTTTTTGTTTCCATAATATTACTCTATTGAAAGCTTTCCTGATTCATTTGCATATATTATTATAGTATTAGTATCAAATCCAGATACACTGTATATTAATGATATTTTTGTAGTATGTTCTAATGTAGGATCATCTTCTGATGTCATTATATTTATATCTTCAATTATAATATATGGCAACCAAAATTCTATAGCTGATGATATTGTTTCAGCTATATCAATTTTTAACTCCGAAGTATTAGGCTGAAATATCATATTTAATAAGTCAGTACCAAATGTAGGTTGTGAATATCTTTCTCCTTTTCGTGTTAATAATAAATTTTTAAGATTACTAGTTGCCTGGTCTGTTGTGGAATAAATTTTTTTAAATACAGCAGTACTTCCAAATGTAGCATCCACTCCCAAAACAATATCAGGATTTTCTGTTTGCTGAATATATGACTGTACTTGATATGCCACTATTTGTTACCTTTCTTTTTATCTATTGTTTTTAATAATGAACTATAATCTCTAGTTAATGCTTTAGCTACTACTGGATCTACTTGCATATCTTTACCAGTTTCCGGATCATGCATTACTGTTGGAGCTGCAGTTACATTATTTTGACGCATCATACCAAACCCCTGAGCATCATTCGATGTAAATTTCATTTCGTCAAAACTCTCATTCATCATATTAGCATAATTGCTAACAGGCCTATCTTCTACTAGTTGAGTAGTTTCATTTAAAATATTAGAAAATTTATTAGTTTCAAACTTAATATTATTTTTTTTCTTTACAACCGGTTTCTTTTTTACCTGTTCAGTTTTTATTTCATTAACAGTTGATTGTAATCCTTCTTTCAAGATATCAGATAATTCTTGTTTTATTACATTTCTTACTTCTTCTCGAATAGTTTTTTTTAAAATTGTGAAAAACGTTTTCTGTTCCATATTGTTTTATTTTATTATAAATATTATGATTAATAATTTATACCAGAATTCCATTCAGTATCTGATATTTTCGGTCCATATATTTTATTTTGGGGAATATCTAAATAATAATCTCCCTGTTTACCTATATTACTACTTGGTATTCCTGATGCATTTGGATCTTCATTTATAATTACATCACTCGGAGCTTCTAATAAATTTCCTACTATAGATCTTTGCTGCTCAACTAAATCATCTATTAATTTTAATCGATCGTTAATATCTTGTTCTGAAACATTAACTTTTTGATAAAAGTCTGATTCTAAATTTGCACCATATTGATTTAATATATCACTATTAACTATTTGATCTGGATCTAAATTTAAATCTTTTATTGCATTTAAATCTAATGCATTTTTTGTATCCAAATCTACATCAAATTCTTCATCCAGGCAAATTCCAGATATAATTTGAATAGCTTGTGCTAATAGTGCAGACGCTGCAGCTATACTAGAATTTGCTATTAATATAATAATAATAGCTTGATCTAATGCCTTGATAGCATTTGCTATAAAATCATTTTGCACTTGTACTGCTTCATTTGCTGCAGGTGGGGTTGGAAGAGGAATAATTAATAATGCTAATTTTATAGAACTTCCTATTTGTACTCCAATACGTATTGCTGGAATAATAACTAATAATACTCTTAATATTTCAGCTATTTTATCAACAAGATTTTTTATATCTTCTAATTTATCTTTAATACGATCTATTCGAGGATCATCACAAGAAATATTTTCAGGTAATTTAATAGCATCAGCAACAGTATCATTGACTAGAGCAGTTAAACGATCAATTTGTTTGTTTAAAACTGGTTGCAATTTATTCATTGCTAAGCCTGGTAAAGCGGTTAATATGTCAAATGGTGGTGATACTGCCATAATTAATCTTCTTCAATAAAATATTTTTTACTATTTAAATTTTGCAGTTTTGATAATCCTGCTGTAATATCATCTATTCCATTTGTTGTACAAGGAGCACCCCCTGCAGAAGTAGCACCAGCACCTATTGCCTGAAATAAATGTTTAAGAATTTCGATTAATACTTTACCATTTGGAATTCCAGTATTTGCTTGATCACTTCCTATTTGAACTTTTGGTGAATTTAATACAATTGATTTGGGAGAATCTGCAATTAATAAATCTTCATTACTTTTTAATATAATACGATCAGCAATACCAATTAGCTGCGATTTACTAAAATCTGATTCTGATGTATATTTTCGTAATTGTCTATCTTTTCCAAAATTAAAATCATTTAATTTTTGTGTACTAGTTAACATTA